CGCTCTGGGCGAACTGGAGCAGCAGGTTGCCCAGATGCCTCTGGCAAATGCTGCAAAAGTGGTTGAGACCTTAGGCCAGGTTGTTATCAGCTCAGAGTCGCTGAAAACTTTTGCTGGCAGCGTTGATGGCGGAAAACGCCTGAGCATTCCGGTAAACGCGGCGCTTCTGTCCGGCAACGTACCTGATGGAATTGTGGAGCCGCAGCGCCTTCCCGGCATTGATACGGCACCGAAGCAGCGTCTGTTTATCCGTGATCTGATCGCGCCGGGTCGCACTGATTCTCCAGCTATTTTCTGGGTGCAGCAGACTGGTTTCACAAACAACGCCAAGGTTGTTGCAGAGAACACTACCAAGCCGTACAGCGACATCCAGTTCACACCAAAAATCACTGGCGTCTCAACCGTGGCGCATATGTTCAAGGCGTCAAAACAGATCCTGGACGATTTTGCACAGCTGCAGTCTACTATTGATGCAGAAATGCGCTTTGGACTGAAATACGCTGAAGAGCAGGAAATTCTTTTCGGCGATGGTACTGGCGTTCATCTGCATGGGATTGTGCCGCAGGCTTCGGCTTATGATCCGGCCTTCACCGTAGAGCAGCAGAACGGAATTGACGATCTGCGTCTGGCAATGCTTCAGGCTCTGCTTGCTCGCTTCCCGGCTTCAGGCCACGTGATCCACTCCATCGACTGGGCGAAAATCGAACTGACAAAAGATTCCCTTGGCCGCTACATCCTGGGTAATCCG